CCAAGTTTTAACTTGGTCATCTACGGACCCTATATTGTCATCGCCGTAGACGACTACACCCACTTTTTCAAAAAGAGATGTAGATTTAAATGAGGGTGGACGTGAACGTATCCATGCATAACAGAGATAAACTAAGTTGATTAAACAATTAAGGAAAATTGTAAAAGGGTGACCACTAGGTAGTGATTGAACCCATTTATAAAACCAACTTAGAAATATATGTTCTGAATGTGACATTTTATACCACAAATAAGCACGGACTTTTTGTGCGTCTTCAAACTCTTTGCGAGCCTGAGCATACCCTACATCGTTCTCTTTGTGGTGATGTGCCCAATTAATTTCATACCAAGGGCCAACATACCATTTCCAAATTGCGTCAATAATAGTTGCAAGTTGACGTTTATCAAATTTGGAGAAGTCTCCATTAAATCCGTTTTCCATACCATACGACTTCAAAATACGGTACATGGTATCCCACTCTGCGGAATACACATTCATGCCTACGCCTATACTGTTACGAATTTTGTTCTCTGTCAACCACACTTGAAATCCAAGAAAGTATATTCTCCAAATTATAGTTAAATCTAGCGGAGATATAGAAAATAAACGAAGTTTACCTTCTAGTATTTTCTGGACTAAAAGTTTTTCATCTTTGGGACAGTCTATAAACCAAAATTCAACATGCTCTTCTCGCAGGATTTTAGCTATCTCTTCATTGACAACTTTTATCATTTCCTGCATCTTCTTCGAAGACAAATCATAAAGAACATCTTCTCCAAACCACTCAGTTTTGCCTTTAGAATTAGACATCTTATACCAGGGGTAACCTGCTGAGGTGTTTCGAGGGATTGGTTTGGCATATGGATTGTCAGCAAAACCTAATACAGCTTCTCTAATAGGGAGAGCTAATATTTGCCATTTTTTAGGTTTATCGCTATTGTTGTTGATATGGTGTCCAACCATACGTACAGCCTCTTCAATAGATGGCATATCTCCTGGGGGGAGAGTCTCACCATATTGGTTTAATTGATATCTCATAATGTTAATCTGAGAACCATCTGGAAGAGTTTTATTAGCTAACGGATTTGGGACTGACATAACAGATGGTCCCCAAAGGCCATGAAGTACGGATCTTTTTATCTTTGATTTACAGGCAAGTGTAACTTGCTCATTTAAATCTTGTTTAACAACCTCAAAATTTCCTGTTAAAGGAAATTCATTATATTGAACAGTGAGGACGTTACTAGAAATCTTAGATAAATCTATATCATCAACTTCTTCAGTTTTGATACCCTTTAACTTATTATAATGGGCGAGAATGAACTGAACAGTCTCTTTATATATGGGAACCGCATAAGCATAACTTTCATCCATTCCCATATGGACACCACATA